TGAAGAACTTGTGCCAGGCACAGTTGTATGCATTGATGCTGACGAAACACATGACGTAGCACCTGCACAAAGAGGCTGTATAGCTATTGGTGTAGTATCAACTAATCCAGCACTAATGATGAACAGCGAAGCAGATGGTCAATACATTGGTCTAAAAGGACGTTTGCCTGTACGTGTAATTGGTGCAGTTAGCAAAGGTCAAGCAGTATACGTTGATGACAACGGTTGTGCAAGCACAGCAATTAACGGTGGATCTATTGTAGGTATTGCATTAGAAAGCAATAACAACGATGATGAAAAACTAGTAGAGTGTGTACTAAAAGTATAAAACTATTTGTTAGTGTTTGCTAAAACCATTTTTAACTTTTCTTGAATTGATTCAATATTAACCATGGTCCATAAACCAGGATGCAAGGGTTTTGGCCAAGAATTTTTATCTATCCAAGCGTAGCCAAGGTGTTCGTAATTTAAAATTGGCAAAAATTCTTGATTAAGGATACAAAGGTATGTGTTGTAAACAAACTTTTGATTTGGGCTTGTAAATTTTTCTATAGGAATAAGTTTTCCGTTTTTGGGATAAAATCCAATTTCTTCCAAACATTCTCGTTGTATTGCGTCAAGCAGTGTTTCATCTTTTTCTACTTTACCGCCGGGTAGTCCCCATGTGTCTGGATGTTTAGAATCGTTTCTTAAAAGATACAAATAACGTTTTGTGGATTTGCTATAAAACCAAACCCCAACAGCGTTTACAATATTATATTCCATTGACCTGCCCTGTACATACCATCATAACTCTTATACCAGTTTTCGCCATCCCAGCGATACTGTATAGTAGTAGTTATGTTGGTTACATACTGTAGGTCAGATAAAACTGCACTATTAAAAACAACTCTCCATTTATCACCATCATACTGAATAATATCATTGCGTTTTGCAATAAGAGCTTGTCCTTGTAATCCTTGCCAGCCTATAGGGTTTGTGGCATTAGTAACGTTTCCTGTATCATCAGTTAGCAAATATCGTTGTCCTGTGGCCGCAGCCGGCAATCCGTTGCCAGGTGAACTAAGCCCAGGATCAATAACAGCATCAATTGGATCTAATGTATTTGCCGGAAGTGTATCTTGATCAATAGTATAAATTAAAAATCTTGGATCAGCTGGGTTCTGAACAACAGTGCCGGCAATTTCTACATCAGGATCCCATGGGTTTACTAGGGTAATCATACTGATACCAGGACGCAAAACTCCGTATTCATTAATAATTGTGTCCCAGTGATCTTGTTGATTGGACAAAGGTGTTTCGAAAGGTGTTAAACTCGTAGCTGGCTCTGACAGTGTACTTGATTGTGTTACCAACTGTAATTGCCCATCAAACAACACCACTCCATAATTTGACGGAGTAATATACTGTCTGGTACCCATTAACAAATCATTATTTAAAATTGCCGTTGCTGCGTCACCGTTTGCGTCAAATACTGAATTAACTACTCTTTCAACAACACCAAGTTTTTTAATTTTTGCAGGACTGCTAATCCAAATCGGAATACCAAAACGCAATGTTGCAATATCAATTGGATCATCTGTGCCGACAGGAATAGTACGACTAGTCCAACTAACACTGTCAAGGTCAACAGTTGTTAAGCTAGTCCAATCAATATAATTGTCAGTGCTTTGAACTTCAAGACTAGGGTTAAACAGTGTTAAAATTTGTTCAAGAATTTGTAGTTTTTGATTGGTGTTTGATGTCCAAATGTCCAAGTTAATTGATAATCTATAAGGAACAGGCATTAATCGTTCAACAGTAAATGCATTTCCTTGTGTTGTTTCATATGATTCTGTTGTTTCATCATAAGTTCTTTGTCTAACAGAAATTTTTGAAACATGATAAGGTTCTTGCATACGAGGCCTATCATAATCAAGCCCGTTAATATAAAATGTCATCATTGGAGTTGACGGCATACTGTTAGAACTATTGTTTTGCATAATAGTTGCAGCTTGCCGAGATGCATCGCCGTACCGTACAGGTATACGTATTAATGCATGAGATCCGTCATCTTCTTTGCCATATTCGCACTGAAAATTACTAAGCATGCGAGTAAATTGCAGCAAGTATCGTCGAATTTGTTCACTGTAAAAAAATTGTTGCATTATTAACCGCCGTTGTCTGCTTTAGGAATAAGTGCTTCGTTAAGACTTTGTCTACTTTCGATTGTACCGCGATCATTAGTAGCCACTGTATCAGTGTTGTTAACAAAACTTGATCGTAATGTTTGATTCTCTGCGCCAGGTGTAAGTTCTGTGCGTACAGCATCTTCAATTTTAACCCAACGTGCGCCATCATATCTAAACAAACGATTTGGGAAATAATCTAAACGCAAAACATATTCTCCTGTGGTTGGATCTAATGGGAAAGATACCCCTGGTGTTACTGGCAGTCCGTTAGGTGCTATGCCATCGCCAGTTAAGTAACCGTCAGTGTACCCATCAGCTCTTGGGGTAGCTAATCCTTCAGTCATAGTGATGCCCGAAGATGAATTTATGTCAACATCACTGGCATTTGTTGGGCTTGGATCAGCTGGTGTTCCGTCTGGATTGGTTGGTAGTATATAAAATTTAACAGTATCGTAACCACTTTTGGGAACTTCGGCTTCTGCTTGAATTAGAATTGCATCGTTTATTTCTAAATCTTTTGCTCTTGTTGTAATTTTTTGTTCTAGTGTGTTAGCAGTTTTTTCAATCCAATACTCAGTATTTGTAATTTCAACCCCAGCTGGAACATTCTTGAGGGCTTGATAATATACATCGCCATAGTTTACAACAGAGCCCATTGGATAAAAATTGCCATTGTCCCATATATTGTTTTCTTCAAAAGGCTTGCTTAAAATATCTGCAAACTCTTGTGCATTAACTAGTGGTGTGGCTTTTACACGCCACAGATGAGGTAACCAGGTTTGTGAAAAACCTTCACTGGCATATGCCGCATCTTGAATAACATAAAACTTTGGTATTGGTAATGTATTGGTATCCAGTGGATGATAATCTTTTAAGTTTGGAACTTCAATAACGTCACCGCTCATGAGCTTTCTTCCCATTGTGTCAAGCATATCATTATAATGAAATGTTAAAAACAGGGTGTCGTTATTTAAAAATAAACCAAATTGTGTTAAATCAAAATCAATATCTTGCGAGTTGTATACTGCCCGCATTACGTAAATATCATCATCGTATGCACGATCGCGGTTTTCAAGTAAAAGCAAGTCCTCAATAAAAAGAGGATTTTCGTAACCATACTTTGGTTGGGTAGCGTCTTGATTTACCGGTGCTTCTTCCGTAGAGCTATCACCAACTACTTTTGGTCCTAAATACTTGTGTACGTACACATCGGCGCCACCAACTTGATACATCTCACGCACTGTTCGATCTATAAATTGGTAGTCATTTGTCCTATTTGGGCGGTATAAACTAAGTTTTGGCATATTTTGTATCCATACACGTATTTATTAAAAAGCAATCGAATAAAAAATCTAATAATTTCAAATACTTACGTGATCAAAAAAAGGTTGACCTTTAGATACAGTTCTGCTACAATATATCATATATAACGCTAATACACAGTTTGTTCACGGAGATGTCTATGAAACTTACCACCAAGCAATTACGCCCAAAAGCTGCTGATACTAAATGGTTAGGCAACGAACCAACTTGGGAAAAACAACCCGAGGATCAAGTTCGCCAGTCTGAAACTGGTAGAGCGTTTAACTGGTACAACTATTATTACACTCGCACCGAAGCAAAACTAATGCTGATACAGTATTTAGAAATTAACGAGCGCCCAGACGAAGTTAAACTTGTATCAAAAGTAAACGACAAATATATTATGAATGCTATGGGCTGGTGGGCTCGAATGACTGTAATGGGCTTCAAACAAACCGAAGCTGAAAAAACTAAACTTGAAACATATATTAGTGGACTAATAGAAAAAGTCAAAGCTGACAAAGAATCCAAAAAAGCCGAAGTACAAGAAAAAACTACTGTGCCAAAGCCAAATATTCAAGATCATTTACGAGAAAAGGTATACGAGTGTTGTGGGGAAATTGACGGCATGTTTGATGACTTTATTGATCACGGTGCAACAAAACAATCCTTAGACAAATTTAGTCCATTGGATCAAATGAGACGTATGAATATTTCTCCAAACATGGTATCTCTTATAGTTCGAGCATGGGAACCACAAATTGAAGAATTTAAAGAAACACTTGAAGGTAAATGTCCTCAATTAGTTGAAGGATATCGACATGTAACCAAAGCGCAAATGAAAAACTGGATTAAGTTTGGCGAAAAAGTTATTGCTGACACTGAATCATATGTGCAAATCAAGAAAGTTGAAAAAAAGCCAAGACGTGTTCGTGCTGTTAGTCCAGAAAAACTATCTCGCAAATTTAAATATCTAAAACAGTTTGAAGAACTTAACATAAAAAGTGAATCTCCTGTTAAACTTGTAAACGGAACAGAAGCATGGTTGTACAATACCAAAACTAGAAAACTTATACACCTGGTAGCAGATTCTTTAGCTAAATCTTATTCTGTTAAAGGTGCATCGGTTATTGGGTTTGATCCTAGGCAAACTGTACAAAAAACTCTACGTAAACCAAAAGAACAACTTAAGGAACTAATGAGTGCAGGCAAGCCAGCTTCTCGCAAAATCTTTGAAGGCATCAAAGCTACTGAAATTAAATTTAACGGACGCAGTAATGAGAACTTAATGATTTTAAAAGCCTGGTAAATACTAAATCGGGAGTGTAGATATGGAAGAGAATTCATTAAGTCTGTTAAAGCAAAATTTGTTTGAATATGTTAAATTGCAATTAGGTAGCGAGATTATTGATCTAGAGCTTGATCCAGCTCATTATGAATCAGCATACCAAAAAACAATTGGCACTTACAGACAAAGAGCAACTAGTGCATATGAAGAAAGTTATAGTTTCTTAGAGCTTGTTGACGATCTTGAAGTATATACTCTTCCGCAAGAAGTACAATCGGTAAGACAAATTTTTAGACGCACGTTTGGCAATAGCCAGGGACCTTTTTCAAGCAGTTACGATCCGTTTAGCCAAGCAAGTTTAAATGTATATTTGATGAACTATAATGTAGCTGGTGGTCTTGCAACATATGATTTTTACAGTCAGTATGTTGAGTTATCTGCTAAAATGTTTGGTGGTTATCTAAATTATACATTTAATCCTGTGACTAAAAAACTACAGCTAATACGCCGACCTCGGGGCTCGGGCGAAAATGTTTTGCTTTGGACATACAATCTAAAACCTGAAATTACATTATTGCAAGATTATCAAATTAGTCAGTGGATAAGAGACTTTATGGTTGGTTCGGCAAAACTCATAATTGGCGAAGCACGTGAAAAGTTTGCATCTATTGCTGGTCCACAGGGTGGTACTACACTTAATGGTTCTGCTATGAAAGCAGAAGGACAGCAAATTATGGATGTTAAAATTGAAGAACTCAAAAACTATATTGACGGATCACAGCCATTAACTTTTGTAATTGGCTAAAAAGTCATTGACAACCTTTTAAATACCTAGTATAATGTTAACATGAAAATATACTCATGTGACGTAATGATCGATATTGAGTGTTTGGGTGTTGGCCCAGACGCACTAATCTTAACCATAGCCGCAGTTGCATTTGATCCATTTAGCAATAGAATTGACCAAGAGCATTCTATGTATTTTAGGATTGACCCCGAAAGCCAACCAGATAGAGGCATTGATGATGCTACAGTTGAGTGGTGGTCAAAGCAACCAAAAATTGCTCAAGAAGAAGCATTCAGTGAAGATGATAGAGTCCCACTAAAAGACGCCCTTGAAAAACTATCATCATTGATTTGGAGAAGCAATAGGATATGGGCAAACGGCATCACTTATGATATGACTATTTTAGAACATGCTTATAAACAGTATGGTATAAATTTGCCTTGGCAATACTATAGAGTAATGGATGCAAGAACTGTATTTAAAATGTTACCTAGTCTTGGCAAACCTAAAAATAATCACCATGCATTTTATGATTGTGTAAATCAGATTGAAATGCTACAAGAAACCTTCCATCATTTTAACATACAGGAGTTAGGAAAATAATCAATGATTATTGGAATTTGTGGGTTTATTGGTAGTGGCAAAGATACTATTGCTGATTTCCTAGTATCTCATCACGGTTATAGACGAGAAAGTTTTGCAGGCACCCTCAAAGACGCAGTAGCATCAGTGTTTGGATGGGATAGAATAATGCTTGAAGGAACAACCAAAGCAAGCCGTGCTTGGAGAGAACAAGAGGACGAATGGTGGAGCGAGCGTCTTGGAACAAAAGTTACTCCAAGATTGGTTTTGCAACTTTGGGGAACAGACGTATGTCGTAAAGCGTATCATGACGATATATGGATTGCTAGTTTAGAAAATAAATTGCGTAAAATTGAAGATAACATTGTTATTAGTGATTGTCGTTTTCCAAACGAAATACAAGCAATTAAAAATTTAGGCGGGGAAGTAATTCGGGTTATTAGAGGTGCCGAGCCTGCTTGGTATGACAAAGCAATTGATTGCAATGCAGGCATGAAAAGAATTGGATGGTCAATTGCAAAAATGGTTCTTGAAGATCAAGGCATCCACGCTAGCGAATATGCATGGGTTGGTACAAACTTTGATCACATTTTAGACAACAACAGTACACTTGATAACCTACACAAACAAGTTAATGATCTGGTTCAAGGTCACCGGGCTGCCAAGGTAAATCACTAAATCTTAATCCAACAACACAATTTTGACATATTGATTTTAAATTTCTTATGTTGTTGTTGTTTAGGTTTCCGTCAACATGATATACTAATATCTGTGCTTGGTATCTAGCCTTAAATCCACACAAGTCACAATGTAATTTTTTCTCGTAACCTGCCTCTTTCCAACGAGGAACAGGGACTCGAATTTTCTTGTTTCTACGATTACAACTCTCACACCTAGACCTATAATGCGGCTTTTTATTGTCCGAATAATAGTTTATAGCACAAGGTCTTTGGTTACATGCTTTGCATAATGGGCGTTTCATGTAGGTATTTACACAAAACCTTTGCCAAAGGGCGGTTAATAGAGTGGTTTTTCACAATTATCCATAAATATCTTATATAAACATTAACCAATGAGGAATTGAACATGGCATTAACATCCCCCGGCATTGAGGTAACGATAGTTGACGAAAGCGACTATCTACCATCCGCAGTTAATTCTGTACCTTATGTCTTACTTGCTACGGCCCAAAACAAGGCAAGCGGCACAGGCACCGGAATTGCAGCTGGTACTACCGCTGCCAATGCAAATAAAACTTATTTAATCACAAGTCAAAGAGACTTGGTGGCAACTTTTGGTAATCCGTTCTTTTATAAGACATCAGCTGGTACACCAATTAACGGTTACGAGCTTAATGAATATGGGTTGCTTGCTGCTTACTCAGCACTTGGTGTATCAAATCGTGTATATGTACAACGTGCAAACATTGATTTGTCAGAACTAGCAGCTAGTTCTTCAAGACCAGCTGGCGATCCACTAAACAACACTTACTGGCTTGATACTTCTCAAACTGAGTGGGGTATTTTTGAATGGAACTTAACTAATAGTACGTTTACCAACAAAACACCCATTGTTATTACTAGCACAGACGACATTGCTTCGGGTGTAACATCACCTAAAACCAGTATTGGTAGCATTGGCGATTATGCAGTAAACACAACTAATACATCAAATCCTGTATACTATAAAAATACAAGCAACCTTTGGGTATTACTTGGTAGCGATGCTTGGAAGAAAAGTTGGCCCACAGTGCAAGGATCAGCTAGCCCAACTTCACTAACAGCAGCAAGCGAAATTGTTGTTAATGGTACTACCGTTGCTGTACCTGCAGCAGCAAGCAACACTGTTACTGGACTTGCGGCTGCAATTGTTTCAGCTAGCATCCAAGGTGTTACAGCCGCAAATGTTAACGGTAAATTAGAAATTTACGGCGATTCGAGTGCAACTAGCGACGGATCAACTGCTTCTGGTGGTATTATTACTATTGAGCCTGGCGCAACAGGTGGTACACAACTGCTTACGGATCTTGGCATTACTGCTAAGTCTTACTATGTACCTCGCTTACAACAGTCTCCGAGCTACACTATCCCACGCTGGCGCACAACTGATACAGAACCAGTTGCAACCGGCGCTGTTTGGAACAAAATTAATAGTGTAAACCTTGGCACTGCAATGGCAGTTAGTAAATATTCAACTGTTACTGAAACTTGGACAGAGCAAACTGCAACAGTTTATCAAAATGACCAAAGTGCAAACAAAACACTTGATCCATCTGGTGGTGGCAAAAATATTCCAGCTGGCTCAACATATACACAGTATAATATTAGTCCAGAATACAACACAACTACTGCTACATACAACAACACGTTTACATTAAAATTATTGCAACGTGTAACAGCTGGCGCAACAGTAGTTACTGGTAATGCAACTACGCCAACATTTACATCGGGTGACCAGTTTACTATCCAAGCAAGTTCTGCAAACAGTACTGCATTATCTTCGGCAACAACAATTACAGTTGCAGGTTCTACTGCTGCAGATTTTGTTGCAGGTGTTAGTGCCGGCGCAGTACCATACGTAAGTGCTAGTGTTACATCAAGCGGTGCTATTGCGTTTACGCATAGCCAAGGTGGTGTAATTGTACTAGCAGAAGTTGGTAGCGACACAGCAGTTGCAGATGCAGGGTTTGATACTACTGTTACTGGTGTTCGTTACGACACTGATGGCGAAACACTGATATTGAGTGGATGGCAAACATTTACTTACTCAGCTAGCAACACTGCACCTACTACTGCACCTGCAGAAGGACGTTACTGGTACTATAGCTCTGTTGATCAGTGCGATATTATGATTCAAGACGGCGGTGCTTGGAAAGGTTATCAAAACGTTAGCTCTGACATACGAGGTTTTGATCTCTCAACCACAAACGCAACTGGTCCAATTGTAAGTGCAACTGAGCCTACTACACAAAATGATACTGATAAAAGCGCATTGGTGTATGGTGATTTGTGGATTGATACCTCAGACTTAGAAAACTATCCGCTAATTAATCGTTGGGAGTCAGTAAGTGGTGTGGATCAATGGGTACGCATCAACAACACTGATCAAACAACAGAAGATGGCGTACTGTTTGGTGATGCACGTTGGGCACCTAACGGTACTACAGACCCAATTACCGCAGCAGTACCAACTATTGTTAGTTTGTTAACTAGCAACTATGTTGACATTGACAAGCCAGATCCTGCACTATATCCAGAGGGTATGTTGCTTTGGAATACTCGTA